GTACCAGGTCGCGGCTAACTACGTCGCTCTGTAGAGGGGTGACGCTGAGGTCACGTACCAGCACGGCATCGGTGCCGGCTGGAACAATGTCGGTGCCGTAGGTGCTCTCCTTCTTGAGGAGGATTAGGCGTTTCCGGGATAGCAAGGCCATGGGATGTTCCTCTTATAGGGAAGCGGGTTTGGTCCGCTCAACGAGTGTGCGGATACCTGTTGCAGGGTCTAGGAGGTAAGTGCCTCCCTGCCCGTGAAACTCATCGACAACGCTAAGCGCCGCGGCTTCAACTAGGCCGGTGGGCTGCGCCATTTTCGGCGTAGGCGGCGGCGCTAAGTCGTGCTGCGGCGCTTAGCGTACTTCAGTCTTAGCCATGCGATTGCGTGTAACTAGGTTTGAGTCTAGGCCGCGTACCTTGCATAGCTTCGCTGTGGCGTAGTGGCGCCTCTTAGCAGCGCGGCTTAGCCGCTACACGCTTAGGTCGCCTACTGATGTGCGGTAGAGGACGCGGTAGGTGCAGTAGATGACGCCGACGGGGGTGTCAGCCTGTTCGAGAGTGAACTCAGTAGGGCCGGGCTGGACGTCAATGGCGAGGCCACCCAAGCTGAGGTCGGCGACGATCTTGGCGTGGAGCGACTGGACTATGGGGTCGGCGGTTTGGTCTGGGACGTTGGCGCGGACTATTACGACGACGCGGATAGTAAGGGTGTGGTCGAGGGTAGGCAGGCAGGTGTTCTGCTCGACCACATCGTTTACCGGTTCGAGGACTAGGGCGGGGGATTCGGCGCGGGCCACCGGCTCAACGCGACTTCGGTAAATGCGGGTGCCTACGCCCGTGGTGCCGGCTAACGCTGTAAATAGCGCCTGCATTATGCTTTCGCGTTTCGTGGCCATTAGCGCACCTCGGTGGCGACGAGGCGGCCGCGGCTGAAGCTGATGTTTTCGGTGCCGCTGTGGTTGGCGATGAATAGCGCCACTTCGTCATTAGCGGCCATGCTGACCATCCAGTTGGTGACGAGTTTGGCTTCTTCCGCGCCGGAACCAGTAAAAGCGCGGCACTCGGTTTGATCTATGGCGGCACCGTTCTTGGCCAGCTTGATGCCGAGCACCTTGTTATTGCCGGTGGCGGTCTCGGCGTCGATGCTGCCGTAGATCTGCATCAGCTTGGTGGCGCCGCTGGTGTTCTTTACGGCGAAGGTGTTAGTCGTGCCGAGAGTCATGCCGCTGGCGGTCGCGGTGTCGAAGGTGCCAGTAAGCCCCGTACTTACGTAGACGCTTTGCGTGGTGATTGTGATGGTGCCGGCGTCCATCTTGCTGGCTTGGCCGCGCACTAGGTCGGCTTCCGCGGAGCCGTAGTAGGACAGCGCGGTCCAGGCAGTCGAGCCGGTGCCGACCTTGAAGCGCAGGGTGTCGGTCTCGGCAGCGACCTCACCTAGCAGCAGTGTGGGGTTGGCGGCGGTCCACTCGGCGGCGGTGCCACGGCGAACTTTTATGCGGGCGATGCTGCTCATAGGGCGGTGGGGGTAGGCGGGGAAGTGGGGCGGTGCTTATGGTGCGCCGCCATCTAGGTCGTTGCCGTCAATGTAGGTGGAATCGGGTGAACCGCCGTCGATTTCGGGGTCGAGCTGCACGATGCCTAGGTCGTCAATGGCTGCGTCTGGGCCGTTGGCGTCTATGGGGGTCACCGCGGTGGTGTGGGGCACTTCGGTGGAGCGCTGCAGGCTTAGTTGCACGAATACGCCGTCGGTAAGTAGGACGGCGGCGCGGACTTCGTAGGCGGCGCCGTTGACGGTGAGCTGGGAGCCGTAAAGCAGGCCGCCGAACTTAGAGGCTTCGCAGGTGACGGTGTACTCGGTGCTAATTATTTGATTGTCGAGCAGGATCTCGCTGGGCATGTCGAGGATGCCCGTACCCGTGACGGCACCGGCAGTGACAGTGACGCCGAAGTCAGCCAGGTAGATGGAGGGGTCGTCGGTCAGCATAGGTTTTTGCCACGGGTACAGCCTAGCTACCGCAGCACACAAGAAAGCCGGGGCCGTTGGCGCAGCACCCGGTAGGCGGTGATTTGGTCACGGTGTCAGCGTAGCAACCCCACTTTCCGGGGACACTACGAGGGTTGCTCAGATGTCAGGGAACTGGGCAGTCGGTGGGGTGAAATTGGCGGTGTAGCGGGCGACGCCTTTGGTGATGCGGAGGTCGTCGATGTAGCCGTTCATTCCATTTGAACCTGTTTTACTAGCGCCTACACTTACAATGTCGGAGTTGTTAAACAACCCTAGCGAGCTGGTCCAAGTTTCAGCAACAACGCCGTTGCTAAAAGTTCTGAACGTATTACCGCTTCTTGTAATTGCTATGTGATACCAAGTTAAAAGCTGTAATCCACTTACAATAGACCTTGCGCTTGCAATATCCCAAGAATTGCTTCCAGATTCTGCATAAAAAACCAAGTTACCCACTACAAGAGTAACAAGAAAAGCTCCGCCAGCCGAGCCGGTAGGCCAACCCTTGGTTAAAGCAGTTGCGAATGTAGTACTTGACGAATAATTAACCCATCCCTCAATAGTAAAATCGCCAGTTCCAAGATCAAAAGCGTCGTTATCTGGTATTGACAAGTAGTCACCCGTCCCATCAAAAGCAATACTGCTACCACCAAACTTGGACTGAGCAGTGGAAATCTGGGCATTACCAACTGCCGTCACCGTTTTAGGCGATGGGCTGTTGTCGGTGATGACAGTGCTGCCGTTGGTGCCATCGCCGTGAAGCAGGATGCTGACCTGGCTGCGGTAAAGATCCACGGGGTTCTTTTCAGAACCTGTAATAACCCAACTCATGGCACCATCCTCCAGGGGTGATTAGTGGCAGTGGTTAGTGGGTGGGTCATGGTTAGAAGTCCGGGAATGGCAGGGTTGGCGGCGTGAAGTTTGCCGTGTATCGCGCTACTCCTTTGGTGATGCGGAGATCGTCGATGTAGCCGTTGACAGTATAATTACCACCTGCTCCACTAAGAGAACCTATAGTAACTGTTGCTGTATCAGTTAAATTATTAGTAAAACTACTTGTAGTTCCTCCAACTCCGTTTACATATGTTGTAATAAAGTTACCAGATCGTACCCAAGCATAATGATTCCACGCTGATAAACTGCCTGTATTTCGTCCGCCATAAAACCCTCCTGAGTATATGCAAGCTATGTCACCACCATTGTTGGTAAGAAATACAATACCAGTAGGGCTTATATGATCTCCAATTTCTAATATGCTTGGATAGGTAGCTCTAGATAGTTCGTAAATCCATGCTTCAACTGTAAAATTACCTATTCCAAAAGCAAAGTCCGTGTTTGATGGTGTTGTAAGTCGATCTCCCGCCCCATCAAACGCACTACTCGACCCACCAAACTTTGACTGCGCGGTAGAGATCTGAGCGTTCTCAACAGCCGTAACCGTCTTAGGTGTCAGGCTGCTATCGGTGATGGTCGTGCTGCCGTTGGTTCCATTGCCGTGGAGCAGCAGCGATACCTCGCGGATGTTGGTGTCAGTGGCAGCCACGCCATCCTTCTTAAGCACCAGCTTCGCCCCAGTCGGCTTCTGGATGATCAGCGTCATACCTCGCCCTCACTAGAGGTGTCGTTGGTTTCTAGTGCTGGCTCGCCCTCAACAACGGGTGCCACATAAGGCGTCCCGTCAGCATTGAACTGTGGCGGAATGGGGCCGGTGTAGTAGGGGCCAACCTTTAGGTCTTGGCATACTTTGGTTGCCATGCTGGTGGCGTATTCCTCCACCACTTCCTCAGGGGTCTTACCCTCCAGGGAAGCCGTGGCGATGATGCCAGGTGCCAGGGAATCGTCGATTGAAATGATAAATTCAGCCATTGGGATTAAACTCCGATTACAGACCAGTTTGCGCCGTTGTACCAACAGAGGGCAGCGGCAGCCCCACCACCGGCAACAGTTGTGCCGACAACAGGGGCAGTTGCGTCAGTGACGCGAGTAAGCATCCCAACCACCGGGGCAGCAGGAAGACCCGCAACAGTGCTGGATACAACCACCTCAGCCACGCTGTTGACTTTGATGGTGCCGGTGCCAGCAGCAGTCAGGTTCAGCGGGATGTTGTCAGCGCCGGTTCCAGCGGTTTCAGCAGCAAGGGTGACGGCAGTGCTGGTGCTACTCAGTGCTGCGCGAACGTGGTTGCTGGCATTGGTGTAGGTGCCATAAACGCGAAAGGTTTGGGCGGCGGTGTCGTTGCGCTGGGCGAAAGTGTTGGCGGCGTCACGAAAAAGAGTAAGATCTGGAGTCGTTGTGAGGGATGTGCCTCCATTGGCCCATCCAATAGAATAACTAGAGTGAAAAACTACACCCGCATTGAACCCTTCTTTTAGCGCATAACTAGGTCCATTTCCGCCTTGAATGCCGCCTGTAGTAACGATATTTCCTCCTGATGTTACGCGTGTGCTACTCGTCCCATTCACCTGCAGATCCAGCAGGTTCCCCGCAAACCCACTTGCCGCATTAACGCCTAGCCCCGTGCCGCTGGTGCTCCAGGCAGTAGACGTGGTGCCCGTTGGCTCAATTACAACCTGTGGCTTGGTGGTGGTGCTGGTGCCGCCTGTGAACCAAGTGCCGGTGAATGCCTTAGCGGGGCTTGATGCCGTGGCGTTGTAGCTGTTGATGAACCTGCCACTGGTGGTCAGGATGCTGCTGCTAAAAGTGAAGGTGCTGATGCCACCAAAGGCGCCACTGTCGTTGAACTGCACTTGGGTGTCGCTGCCGCCAGGGGTGCCGCCGCCAGCGCCTACTTCGTCAAGAGTGCCAGTGAATGGGTTGAACTTGTATCCCATGATCAGCTCTTGGTGACGGAGGTGAGGTTGCTGCTGCCGTCGTAGGTCAAAGTCAACGTGGCAACGGTGGTGCCGCCGGAACCGCCATCCTTGTAGACCACCCCGGTCAGGTTGCTGCCAGTGTAAGTCATCGCTATGTAATCATGTGCTGGAATTTCCAGGCCCGCAAGGGTTGCCTGAACAGCAGGAAAAACTACGCCGCTGAGATCTCCGGGGCTTTGCTCTACGCGGATGCCTGCAACGGTGTCCATTAGTCCCTAGGCGAGTGTTGAGTAGTACTTAGGCGGGTGGCCTATTCCCCACCAGTGTGGTGGTAAGGATGTGAACAGTCTAGGGGACGCCGCTTATGTGGCGGCCCCCAGAGCTGCTACGGGGCTTACTGGTACTTCTTGACGCCGAAGCCGGTGACGGAGATGATCGAACTGGCGGTGCCGGTCTCTTCGTAGATGTTGATGCGCAGGTAGCGCTTCGCATCGTCCTTGGAGATTGCGACGGAGCCGACGTAGGCGGCGTTGCCGATGTCCGTGAAACCACCACCGGTGATGGCGGTGAAGTCGCCAGCGGTGGTGGTGTCGCTGTGCTCAAGGCGGACCTTGAACGCGGCGGCTGAGCCGGCAGCGGTGGCCTGCATGACGAACACGACGTCGCCGTCGTATCCGAGGAGGTCAATAGCGCTGCCCGCGCCGGTGGCGGTGACTGTTGCGGGGGCGTAAGCAGCGAAGTGCTGCAGCGCCTCAAAGTTGCGTTGATTGAGTGACATGGCTTAGTCCTCTGGGGTAGGGGATGGGGACCGGCGGCGTGCCACCGGCTTGACTTGTACCGCGATCTTGGCCTCGACGGGCTTGGCTTCGACGGGCGTGGCCTCGACAGGCGCAGGCATAGGGCACGCGGGCTCGACGGGCTTGGCCTCGACGGACTTAGCCTCGACGGGCTTAGCGCGGCCTAGGCCGATTAGCAGCTGGCCATCAGTGACGCTGAGGTCGAGCACCTCCCCGAAAGATCGGGGGGTGCCCTGAACCATCACGTCAGCGGTTAGCTGATACCAGGCCATCAGGCGTTACCGGAACCGAACACGAAGGCGCCGGGGTTACGCACACCGAAGTCGACGTCTTGGAAGGCGACGATGCGGGTGGTGCCTTTGGTGCTGTTGGTGTAGGGGTCCACGGTGATATCGACGCCGGACCAGAAGCCGAAGATGGCCTGCGAAAAATCGCCGAATAGTACGTTGGAGCCGATCAGCTGGTTGCTGACGCGGGCGCCGTAGCCGTTGACCTCGTTGTTGTCCCAGATGAACATTTCGCTGTTCGTGTTGCGCAGCGTCTGCTTGAGGGCGCCGCGAACGTGAGCGTTGCCCACGTAGAACATCGAGTTGACGTCAAGGTTGGCCACGGAGACGGTGGTCTCCATGTTCACGTAGTCGGAGAAGTTACCGAAGTAATACGTGGTGCCGCCGATGGACTTGTTGGTATCGGCGATGCTGGTGAGCGTCTCGGTGCCGACGCCGGTGATGTTCTTGATGCCGAGCAGAGCAGAGGAGCCGCCGAGACCGTAGATACCGGAGGAGTCGATTGCCAGGGCGATGGACTCAGCCAGGTCAGCGCGGACCAGGGCTTCCACATCGAGGGAGGACTGCTGCATCAGGCGACGGGTGATGTCCACGTAGCCGCCCAGGG